TTTTTGTCCTGATGTCCATCTCGGCCTTGGCGCTGATTCCTTTGGTGACAAGTTTTCCCTGTTCGACCTTTGGCCTTGCGCCGCCAAAGGCAGCAGTGACATTTTTCATCGCCTCGAATGGCGAGATTTGGCCGAGTGCCGCTTGCCTGACTTGCTGGTTGACCACCTTGCGCATATCCGCACCAATGCCTGTTATCAGGTCGGCGCTGTAACCTTGCAAGACGCTGAGTTGTGCCCGGCTTGGATTGAGAAACACATTCGAGAACCCCAACGCATTTAACGGCTCCACCGCGTACAGCCCGCCAAAGTCAAATGCCGTAGCCAATGACGCGCTCACCTTTGAGTTTGCGCGGGCCTCGAACTCAGCTATCTGGCGCTCTATGTTTCCCTTTAGTTGCTCAAGCGCAAACTGCCCCGCTTGCGTCGTGGAGGCGTCAGACAGTGACGCGATGATCTGGCGGCGCGTTTCCTGCAGCATCGCCTGTATCTCGCGCGCCGTCTGGTCCTCAAGTTTGCCGTAGCGTTTGGCTAACTCGTTGAGTTTGTTGGTGTATCGTTGCTTTTCAGTGGTTGGCATTTTTTTTCAAGTTCATCAATGATATATTTGTGTGCATCTTGATAGCTGTCAAATTGAACATCACACTCGGCAATCACTGCGCGTATGTATTCAGCTAATGTTATGACTCTCGACTTCATTTCTGCCCCTAGCGCAGTATCTATTACTTTTAGTTTAACAGTATCCACAGCCGCACTTTTCCAGTTTCATTCCACAGTATTTGCACTCCGCTGACTTGCGCGCCTCTTCTGCTAATCGTTTTGGTATGTCCATAATGTCTTCCCCGTCCACCTTCGTCCCGATGCCGAAGTTTCCGTCTTCTTGAACTCTAAATAATTCTGTTGCCCCAGCATCTTTCGTCAATACAAATCTAGTGTTAGTATCACTATCGTGATCAATTATAATACCGCCTCGTTGCATACTCTTCACTCCACCTCTATCCTAGCCCACCACCCTACCACACCATCGGCCACAAGCGCCACCTGGACGACGTGCCCCGGCAATGCGCCAATGCTATCCTTGTCAATCCGTCTGCCAGTTGCCTTGGTGCAATCCTCCACGGCATCGGCGGCAAAGCGCCCATCCACATACCACCGGGCATAATACAGGTCACACGATGGTGACGTAAACGAGATTGACTTGCTGCTCTGCGTCAGGCCGGTGGGCGCGTCGGGCCGAGGTGTTGCTGGTTTCATCCCCGGACCGGTCATCGTCAGCCCTAGACCGCCGCGCTCTTCGATGTAATACACTATCTCGTCGTTGTCAATGTTCAGGTCTGGGTGCATTGTATTTATCGCCATTCGCAATTCATTGATCCCGATTTGATGAAAGAACGCGCTCAGGATAATGTCATCGAGGCCACGGTCCGCCATTCGCGGTACAAAGTCTGGTTTAAGTAGTTTCATTCTACGCCTCCTCCAGCACTGGGTGTACGTTGTCCCAGTCTCGCCTGTTGTCGAACAGGTCACCCCCCGTGAGCGCGGTAGTTTGCTGTTCGTTTGCCAATTCGTCCTTCAACTCGTCCGTGTCAATGTCGATGTCCAACTCAGACAGTATTTTAGCTATAGCGTCAATTGCCGCCTCTCGCGTAATGAGATTAGAATCAATCGCAATTGACATAGCGCCCACCATCCCGGAGAACGCGCCGGATATTCCAATAATGTCACGTACCGTCATCTCTGGCATTGGCAATGATACGCTCGCGTCAACGTCATCGTCCAGCGGTAGATAATGCCCCGCTATCTGCGCTTGATCCCTGGCAAATTCCAACATCTTGACGAACCAAGCTTGCATCATTCCTTGGTCGTGGCGTAGCGTCCTCCAGGTCGGGTCTCCCTGCGCCTGTGCCGTGGCGAGGTGCGCGCCCTGAGGGTTGCCAAGCCACGCCACCGGGTAACCCTCAGAGCCGATTATCTGCACCCGTTGCGCGTCAACCGTGGCGATGCTGGATGTCTGATTCAACACGGGACTGTTCATATCGAAATCAGCCACGGACTCGTTGACCACGAACAGGCTGCCCGGGTCTTTCGTCCAGTCGTTTATCTTTTTCTGCCAATCCCTAACGTCGTCGTCGTCGCCAATGATGCGCAACAGACCAATAACTATATTTGCGATTTCCTCTCTCTCTCCAACCGCCCATAATGTAGCGTTGTGCTGATCAACCGTGTCGGCCACCTGTAGGTGGTCGCTGCGTCCAATGGTCTGATTGCTGTCTGCGTTTTTTCGAATGTAGAAACAATCGCCGGTGTATTCCTCGAGCCCTAACTCTGCGAGCATCACAGATTCCCACCCCTGCAAACGGGATTGACGCGCCGTGACTAGTTTACCAGGATGACGCGGCGGCAAGATTTTCTCTCCGACCTCTATCCCGTCATCCTCTCGAATGATGCGGTATACTCGCGTCCCGGTGCTCTCCGTCCACTTGTCTATTGCCTGCTCACCCTTGACGACCACGGCCCACATTTCACGTGCGTTCTGTGGGTCGGTGATAACCCGCTGAATCAGCGATGGGTCAATGTAGCCGAGTTTGACACGCCCGTCAGACGAACGTACAAATGCCGGGACAACCTGTGCGCCGTAGTCTGACAATTGCCGTGTCAGCTCACTGATGTAGGACGGCATATCGTTGACGTGCCAGAACTCGTCTAATATCGTTTGCAGGTCGGGGTCGGGTGCTTTTGGCACGATGCCTTGCCCGATGATATAGTCCCTTGATATTTCGCCCATCCTGTTGATCAACGGATTAGACTCTTTCAACTGGTAGGCGGCGGCCAGGTTCTGCTCCCACGTTATCGCTGGCTCGTGGATACCGCTGCCGGTCATTGCGCGGTATCCCGCACCACCGGCCGCAAGCGCACCTGTGGCGGGGTCGTCGTTGCCGTCGTCGAAATACGCTTCTCTGGTGCGTTCTGCAATGCGTGGGCGTGGGCGTCTGCGTTTGCGGCGTGGACCACCGTTGCCGCTCTCTACCGCCTCGTTCCAACCGCGTTGATAGGATGAGCGCGAACTGGCGCGAATGTCGGCCTGCGTGGGTACGCCCAATCTGTTTAGTATTCTGTCACGTAGTGGTTTTAGTTTCGTCATCTTTCACCCTCTCTGCCATAGCACACGCTATTGAAATCATTAAATCTATCGGATTTGTCTCATCTGCCGGAATGACAAAATATCCACGACCGCCAAACTCAAACCAGGGAGACGCTACGAGGAGCAATGCCCCGCTCCCGGTTATTGCATCATCCGGCGTGATAACAACGGACCCAAGCGGCACACTTATATTTATCCGCTCCATCTGCTTTTTCTCTCCCTCTTGTGCATTTTTCCGTCGGCCTGTGCTCCGGCAGGAGGGGGCTTCACGTCACCGTCTCTGTACATTACTGCATATCTCGTCGCGTCCATTCCGTGGTCATCCTCTTTGCTCGGCTGTTCTTTTGTCTTGCTATTACCCCACACGTAAGATGGGAATTCATCTTCTGTACAGGTCGGCTTGTGCGCCTCTTTCAAACTGTGGTCAACCTCCACCAGGCTATCCCGCAAAAAGTACAGCCGTGGCCGATGGTCTCCCGCAACCTTTAGCCGTTCCTTTACCTTGTCAATACCAACAGATACCGCCTTTTGCGCTGCTAGCGTCTTTATCCCGTTTTCGTGAAGCGTTGCTCTGTCCTCGGCGTCGTGGTCACAAACCGTTGCTATGATATGCTCGCCCTCTGACCATTCGCGAATCGTTGCCGAGTGCGCCCTGACCGTTCTTCCCGTGTGGTATATCTCACGGTATCTGTACATCCGTCCATCGTAGTCTACTGCCCACCACTGGCACACAAATGGGTTGGTATATCCAAAGTCCACGACGCGAAAGCGCAACCACTCGTCCGGTATATCAAACCTGTCAATCAGATGTAGCGCCGGATGCCACTCCTCATATATGACACCCTCAGCCTGTGCCGCCTTTCCATCTAGCAACCGAGTGCGCCGCAATCCAGTTAATGCCATCAACACGCCCATCGTGCGCTCGCCCTGTTCTGTGATCTTGCCAGTTGCCTGGTCAAATAGCGCCGGATTCTCTGAGTGCTGAGAGTAGAACAATTTGAGTGATTCACGGCCGTACATCCAATGCGTGGGCCAGGCTGGGTTGGCATCACCGATGGTCTGCGAGTACGGCATATTTCCAGCCCGTCCCGTTGTCCTGGTGGTCAGTGTTTCCCAGTCATCAAGGCTCAATTCCTCGGCCTGATTGACATATACGATGTCGTGCTCTGCCGATAGAATTTTGCTCGCCTTGTCGAGGCCCGCTATCCATATCCTGCTACCGTTTGGATAGTCAAACCACTCTGGCTTATTTCCGCCGTATGGTTCAACACCGCACCCATCAAACAAAACCTTGTTCTGAAATGTTTGTAGTACAGTACCGTAACAACTGGACAACGTCTTTCGAGCAATAACGATGCTAGAGTTAGGATATGCGTCAGCCGCGATATGCAATTTGTAAAGTGCCGATATTGTCTTGCCGGTTTCGGCTGGCCCGTGTATGATTGCCTCTGGTCCCCGGTAGTTTACAAATTCCCTAGCGCCGCCGAATGCCTCAAAATACCTGTCTTGTTCAGACGTTATCAAATCCCGCCACTCTCTGAATGATAGCCACATTCCCGCCAAGTTGCAATTTCACCGGCGCGTCTATCCCCAACACCTTGCACCGCTTGTCTATGCACCACTGGACGCCGGCCAGAAAGCGCGGGTCGCCTGCCTGCCCCTTTGCGGTCTGACTAACCTCCGCTGGACGCTCTGAAACAAACTTGCTCTTGCCGTCTTCTTCATCACCGTCTTCCTTTTTGATGACTGTCTTTTTAACAGCGCCTTTCGTCTTTTTGACGGTCGTCTCGGCATCCTCGCAACTGCGCTCCCACGCTCGCCAGTATTCGCGTTCAAGCCGGTCTACCTTGGCAAGTTCCCGTGCCTTGGCATCGTCAAAATCA